TTCTAAACCCTCTGCTATATGTTCAAGCAACATAAACTGCTCCTGGTCAATTGGCTTTTGTGTACTTGCTTCTAATAAATCATTTTCAAATAATTGATTTTTAGTTTCTAATTGATTTAGTCTTTCAATTACTCCAAAGGCAAACCATGCACCTACAACTATAGCTGTGATCAGACCAATTAAATTACGTAACGGAAGACCGATACTTGTGTTCTCATTTATTTTTATTGACATGATAGACACTCATCAGAATCTGAATCTAATTCTGCTAATGCTTCTTCTTTACAATCTTGACTACAAAAAATGTCTAGGTCGTCTTTTGGTTGAAATTCTTGTTCGCATTTTTTACAATTCTTCATTTTTTTCTCCCTCGTTTTTTTCTTAAAATTTTTACTCTTTGATTCCATAACCATGTAGATGTATTAATAGCTATAGTTTCTATTTTAGAAAAAACATTATCGATTATATCACAAAATTTATACATGAATCTGTCAAACATTAAAATAACCAATCTTTAATTTTTTGCCAAAAAGTTTTTTTAACTTTTGCTCCTAGCACCACGCCACCACAATCACATTTATCGCAAATACAGGCATCACATTTATTACTAGATACATAATAACCTTGACCTACACAATGACACCTATGGTTACAAATACTACAATATTTTTTCATTATTAAATTCCTTGAAGTCTTGGATCGTTAGATGTAATATTCTTCTCCGCTTTTGGTCTAGCAATAGAGTCCTTACTTCTTTTACGAAGTTGAGCTTTAGCAGCTTCTTCTTTTCTTCTATCGTCCATTTGTTTTTTCAAATCCCATTTAAAGTTCATTTTTCCTCCTTTGGTTCTATTTCGTAGAACATTTTATCCGAATCTTCTGTAACCCAATCCGAACCTTCGCAATCCCAAACTGTATTTTGGACTTTATAATCAGGCCAGCTGTTATCAGTAGTATAACTATTAATGTGCCACAAAATACGATTATTAGGCTGAGCTGCATAATTCCCGTTATTAAGAGCCAATATATGCGCGCACTTATGTTCTTGAGGAATTTCACTATGCTCAACATTCAATATATTAGACTCTGGATGCGCCCAGTCAACAGTAAATAAATATTGTCCTTTATAGAATTTTTTATCTTTACCAATGTACTTTCCGTCTACACCAGCCAACCAATCAAAGCAATGCACGCTAGGATAGTAACTAAAACAATTCCACAATTGTAATTCGTCGACTGACATATCAGGCACTTCGGATCTAGAAAAACGTTTTTGGAAAAACGCGCTGATAGGCAATCTATAAAAGACCGCACCATTCGGTAACATAATATGAAATAAGAGCGCCTTCCCGCTAATGCTTGCCAAACCGAAGACCACACAGTCTTCACTTTCACCATGATGTTCTTTAAAGTCATACAAATACTCCTTCCTTATTTTGCAATAAATTGGAGGGATGTTCGCGTTTAAATATGCCATAATATTTACCCATGTATTTCACCCCAAGTATTGCCATATTCATAATCAACTTTATTTGGGATCGCTAGTGTAACAGCATTCTCCATAATTTCAATTATCTTTTTAGCTTGTTCTTCTGACTCTACCGAGATGTCTAGTTCATCATGTATCTGTATGTGCGGTATAATGCCTTCATTATATAAATCTAACATTGCTTTTTTAGTCATATCAGCAGCACTGCCTTGAATTAATTTATTTAAAGCTTTGTATGTAAATGCTCTTTTGATTCTTCCTCTACCATAAGTTCTTTCAGCTTCTTCTAAAGTCATTGGTGTATGCATACCAAAAGTATTAGGTTCCCATTTATCAAATCGACATCTTCTTCCAAGTAAAGTTCCAATAGATCCTGATAGTTGAGCATGTTGTGAAGTTCTATTCATTAATTCTCTGACAAAAGGTACATTCTCATGATATTGATTAAATAAATTTTCTGCTTCTGCTTTAGTAGATAAACCTAACTCGGCCTGTAATTTTGCTTTACCCATTCCATAAAATAAACCTAGATTAATTGTTTTGGCTTGTGATCTAGATATTCCTGCCATGTCTGCAACAGTTTGGTGGAAGTCTACAGAATCACTTTTAAATTTTTCTACAATATTTGAAACAGAATCATCATACATAATTGGATCTGTTGTTGCTGCATAGTGTACAACCAGTCTTGGCTCTTGTTGTGAATAGTCAAAACAACCCCAAGTATGGTTTTCTTCTGGAATAAATAAAGATCTAATCTTAGGTCCTAAATCTTTATTCCTTGCAGGAATCTGTTGTAAGTTTGGGTTAGAATAAGAAAATCTCCCGGTCACCGTACCACCTTGATCTGATCTTATTGGATTAATATCCGCATGAATTCTACCTCTATGCTCATGTTTTAGTATTGTATCAATGAAAGTTGTATGAGCTTTATTAATTTCTCTTGCCTTAGCAATTTTTTTAACTAAAGGATGTCTATGTTCAGATAAAAAATTTTTAGTAAAGGAGGGTGCTTGTGATTTCAAGGTTCTTTCGTAATGTAAACCGAGTTTGTCAAAGACTTGCGCGATGGACCTCGCTGCCCATATTTGTGTATCAATATTTGTTTCTCGTTTTACTTCTAATAATAACGCTTCTTCTTCTTTCACCATTGACCGTTTTAATTGGTGTGCTGCTTCTACATCTACTCTTACTCCTTTAAATTTCATATCAATGAGACATGGGAATAAATTAGTTTCTAAATCAAAAATGTTATTTAAATTTTGTTTATCTATTTCTCTAGATAAAACTTTAAATAATTCTAAAGTAAGTTCTGCATCTTTTTCTGCATAAGCTCCAACATACATTGCAGGTAATTTATACATTTCTGATTTAGCATCTACACCGGCAGCTTCAGCTGCTTCTTTTAAACCTTTTTCATCTTTTACTTCTCTTAAATATTCATAAGAAATACTGTTTAATGTGTAAGATAATCTGTTCTCATCAATTAATGATGACATGACCATCGTATCTACTATGTATCCATTTATTTTTATATTATATGCTTTTAACCAACAAACATCATACATTGCATTATGAAATATTTTAACTGCATCTGTTGCACAAACTTCTCTTATGTAATCTAAAACAATTCTTTTATCCAAGTTACCTTCTCTATGTCCTATTGGATAATAACCAGACCATCCATCTACTGCTAAAGCAATACCTATAATTTCTCCTTGTCCAATAACTGCCCCTGATCCTCTTATTTTTAAATTAGGATCTTTAGTTTCTAAGTCAATTGCAATATATTTTGCTTGACTTAAATCAGGGAAAGTTTCTGGACATGTCCATTCTGTTTGCGCTTGAAAAATCATATTAATGCTTTTGTTACTAAGTAAGTTGCTAATGTAATTGCTGTTATAATTCCAATATCTACATAACTTTCATTCATTTCTTTTTACCTATGTCTTTCATCTTTTTGATTTCTAATTCACAATAATGAATTATTTTTTCTAAGTCTTGTATACCATTTTTATTCATATATCTACACACGTACTTAATAACATTCCCTTGAAAGAACGAGAGATCATTCTTTGATATAAATTCATACGGTTGAATGTGAAAGTCTTTGTAATGACTCCCACCTATCTGCTTATCTTGTGGAAATGCTCCATCAAACATACCTTTATTTGTCATATTATTTCTTCTCCTATGTTGTATTGATATTCATAACCTTGATTCATTATGAATAAATTTTCTTTTGCTCTTGTTACACCAACAAAAAATAATCTATGTTCAGTGTCTTTATTTACTTGAGCTGCTTCGTAAATAATTCTTTCTAAATCTGTAAATAAAACTACATTTTCTGCTTCCTCTCCTTTTACAGAATGTATAGTAGATAATTTTATTCTTGCCGGTTTATCTAGATCCTCGCCGCTCGCCACTAGTTCCTTGATGTAATCATATTGATAATCTTTAAATCGTAACGCGTCCCAGCCTCCAGATGCAATCAAACCATGTTCTAGTCTCAACTCATCCATATCAACCGAGTCTACATTGACTAGAGATTTGCCACCAGAAAATCCGTATTTTACGTCGCCCTCTTCGTACTTTAAATATTCATAAATGTTTCTTGCTTCTTCACCAGATATGCTCGCACCTCTATTCAATCGTCGCCAATCGTTAATTGCTTTTAACGCTTCATTGGGCAACAGTTCATTGAATTTACATTCAAACCGGTATCCAGTTTCTTGTAAAGTGGGCACCAGGTTTTTCATTTGTTCATTGGTTCTAGTTAAAATCATCCATTGTCCAGAACTAAAATCTAAATCTTCTAATTCTAAATTTTCAAAGACTCTACCTTCTGCTTTTCTAGGTTCCCATGTCTTAATTCTTCTTTGATCAATGTTATCTAAAATAGATAATGCAACTTTATGTACTGCTCTTGGCACTCTTCGTGATTCGGTTTGATGATCGGGAATCCCTTCAAGGTTAATAAATGTTTTAGGGTCAGCGCCTTGAAACGCGTAGATAGCCTGATCGTCATCCCCTGCAATGTAAGATCTTTTACAACAAGATTCGATGTAAAAAAACATTTCCCATTGCAAGGGATTTAGATCTTGAGCTTCATCGAGAAAAACGCAGTCGAGGGAAGGACATAATTTTTTCTCAACAAACTTGGAAATCATGTCTGAAAATTCATACATGTTATAATCTCTTTTATAATCTAATATATCTTGATTAATTTGATCTAGTAAAGGTTCACTAATATAATCTATTAAATCTAGTTCTACTGCAGCGTCTTGTAAGTCAATTTTTTTACATCTAGAGTATTCAATAACCTGCATGTATTGATTCCTGTATTCATTAAAACCATTTTCATGTTGTTTAGTTTCAAAGTGTAAATCATTATGACCGTATTTATTTTTAAATGCATTCCAGTTTTTATCTTTCAGTAACTGAGTATTGGTATTGATACCTAATAACTTAGTTCCCATTGAGTGCATTGTACAAATCCAATCAAAATCAAATGTTGGATATTCTTTTTGTATTCTATCTCTTGCTTCATTTGCAGCTGCATTACTAAAAGTAATGTAACAAATTTTTTTAGAATTTGTTTTGTGATTAATTAATTCGTTATGTAAATGTTTATGTATCAAAGTATGTGTCTTTCCTGTACCTGGTGGTCCTGCTATTACGGTTCTCATTCAAACGCTGCCGGTTTTTTTTCTATTCTTCTAGGTATATACTTTTCAACTTCTATTTTTTCTACCGTCCAAACTTTTACACTTTTCTCATCCTTACCTATTGTAATCTTTACAACATCTGTCTTAGCATTAAACAATTGTTCTAATAATCTTATAGTTTTATTTTTAGGATATTTTTTTTCTGACCATGTTTTTTGTTTAATAACGTACGCCCAGAAATCTTTAAATTTAAAATAACTAACACCATTTTGTGTATATGGTTTTCTTTTCAACACGTCTTCCATAGATTTTCCATCTCGACTTATAAAAGTTGTTAGTAATTCTTTTAACTGTATGTCTTTTTTAGTATCATCTGGAGCATCTAGTGTTGCCATATTTTTCATTAAAGAAGCTAGTTGTTTTCTCCATACTAATTTAGCAACAGGAATCAAAGGTGTGCCTAATTCTGTCATACATTCAATACTAAATTTTTCATGATCATGTAATGTTGGTGCATCTACTTCAATAGTGTCTTCATCAATATCTACAAAAAATATTGGTGGATCTGATTCATATTTTCTAATTGCTGTGATTGCCGGCATTCTAACATCACCACCTTTACCAAATTGTTTTGTGTAACAAAGTCTTTCATCACAAAAATTACAAATAGGTTTATCTTTACATCTAAAATCATAATCTTTCTTTTCGACTTGAGCTTTGATTCTTATTACATCTGTGGCTTTTAATGGTGGTTTAATATATTTTTCTACATTATATTCTTCAATTTTATCTTGCCACCCAATTGGATCTGATTTTTTTAAATAGACTCCAATATTAAATAAACCATTATCACGACCAGACGCTGCAACATCTCCATTGCCTTCTATGATAGGACCATTTTTAATTATTGTATTTAAACATGGTGGTCCATCTGGAAAATCTTCTTTAACTTTTTCTTGTTTTTTATTTATTAATAAATTTTCTAATTGAATATCTTCTAAAGCAATTAAGTCATACGCTTTTATAAATTTTTCTATGGTTAAAGAATTACCACTATCATCAATTGCATATTTAACTGTTCGATCTCCACCATGATAAGGCATGTTTAAGAAACTACCTACATCACCTCTCTCTGCCATAATTTTAGATTGTTTAGGAAATATTTCTGCTTTAGCATAACCTAATGCTGATGCCATTAATTGTAATTTATTTCTCATCAAAGATGCAGCAACAAATTGTTTTACAAAACAATAAACGTGTGCACCCCCTGACTTTGATCTAAATACAATTAAAGGAAATTTATTTTCTCGTATTTTTTTAATTAATTTTAAATGATCAAATGGATAGGTATCAATATCTATTGCACCCCATTTACATTTGTTTTGTTCGTTAATTGGTATAATACCAAGTCCAGGTTCTTCACCTTTTAAATGCTTTTCCCATAACTCATCAGTTACCGGTTCTCTGATAGTTTTTGATCTAACTTCGTTTTTACCATCGTGTCTAATTTCATCAGTTTTTTTAGTGACACCATGAGCACTTTCTAAACCTTTAAATATATCTTTTAATCTTTCTAACATGTTCCCTCAAGTTGTAATTAAATTGGGCGCCACAAACGTAGCGCCCAAATGTGGCAATTATCTGTTTTGTTTATCCATGCTATCATGAAAA